TACCGCAAGTAATGGCGATGTCATTATTGCTATGCCTGGACACATAGAGACTGTGGCTGTTAATGATGGTTTGGCGATAGATGTTGCAGGGATTACCTTTATCGGCGTTGGCAACGGGTCACTCAGGCCGACCATAAACGTTACTGTGACTACGGCAGACGTAGAAATATCCGCGGCCAATACGACCATGTGTAATTTCCTTATTACGGGTGGTGTTGACGTCATTACCGGAGTTATCAATATAGCTGCCGCAGACTGCACATTACTTAACATTGAGACACGGGATGTTACCGGTCAGGCTACAGACTTTATCGTAACCACCGCTGCTGCAGATAGGCTCAAGATAAGCGGCTGGATACATAACGGTGCTACCGCTGCCGGAGCGGATACCGCTCTTTCCATTGTCGGCGGAGATGGTATTGTCGTTGAGGACTTCTCTATTTTCGGTAATTTTGCAGTAGCGGCGATAGAGAATGTGACCACCGCAATGACCAATGCAACCATAGGCGGCGGGCCGGGTATTAACTATATTCAGAATGGTTTGGATTCCACTACACCTGTAGCCATTACTTTAGTAGCAACGTCTACCGGTCATGTCGGGCCGAATATCAATATCCGTATCGGACTGGATTCTACATCCAATACCATAAACATTACAGAGGCAGTTGTAGGTGCAGCTATGCAGATGTTCCTACCTATCAATATTTGTAACTTGGGTGGAGAAGTTGCTATGGCCACGAACATCGTTGCCAGCACGGATGCTTAGTAGTATGTAATTTATGTCAGGGGGTCTGTCTATGGCAGGCCCCTATATTAAACAGGAGGTTTTTTATGGCAACAGACAGTTTGGAGTTCTTCGGTAAGGTTGACAAAGACAAAGATGGCAATGTAGGCTCCCCATTTCCTGCATGGTATTTTGAGAGCAAGATAGATACCATGAAAGAGACTATACAGCAAAGGGAACGAGCATTGGAACGTGGAGATATACCGCCGGATTATATCTACCAGACAAGGGAAGATTTAAAACGTGACAGGGAGCGGTTGGACAGTATTGAATCATCTAAACCAAAGTTAAATGATTCTCAGTCTGATTCACTTGGTAAGGCATACAAGAACCTGTCAGAAGGTATCAGCGAATCCATGTTTACCCGTGACGATATGCAAAGAGGTTTTGCCGATGCGCATGAGGAAGCACGCAGGATGGTAAAGCCTTGCATTAAGGTTGACCCTGAACTTGCAAGGAAATGCGGGATAGATACAAAGGATGGCATGGTTAGCCGTAACGATGCGTCAGTTATCTTAAAGATTGTCGGTAAGTCGTTAGGTGAGGAAACCAATGTAGAACGACTCAGGAGAATTAAGTAATTGGATGGGTACACCTTACTTAGAGAGCTTAGAGTCTTATTGGGTGAGCCGTCAAACGGGTCATTCTTGGATGACAGGACTTCATATGATTGTCTGTATGAGGCGGCAAGAGAGTTATGTCAGAGAACAAGAGCGCTAACTGCAACTCAAACGATAACCACAGTTGCCGAGCAGACGACTTACAATCTCAATCCTGATTTCCTGTCGTTATATCTTACTGATGATGAGAATGATTATATCATAAAATATAATGACGGCTCATCCAATACATTTCTAAGGCATAGGGCTTATGACGCTATAATACTTGGCGATAATACTACATCTCAATCCGTCCCTGATCAGTTTACACTTGTAGACGCATCCGGCATATCTCAATTAACAGGCACAGCAACATCTACGGCAGCGGCATCTAATGGCGAGGCGACATTAACCGATACGGCAGCATCGTTCACCAATGTAGCCGCCGGTGATTATGTCCATAACTTAACTGATGGCAGTCATGGCGTAGTGGTATCAAAGACCTCTTCAACAGTCCTTGTGTGTGCATTATTCGATGGTACAAACAACGATTGGACATCGGCGGATTCGTATATCATCACATTTAATGGCAGGTTTGCTTTACTCCTTGACCCTCCTCCATCTACTGCAAGCCATACGATTACGGTACAATATATTCAAATGCCGACACCTGTATATTCACCTTACAAGGCGTACAGGTTCGCTCCTGATTACAAGGAAGCACTTGTCTACTATGCGGCATTTAAGTATAAGTACCGTGATCGTGAGCCTGATTTCGGCGATAGGTTATGGAAACATTTTGATGCAAGAGTTCGAGGTATTACCAGAGATACCAGACAGGCAAAAGTTCAAGGTGGATACAGGGTAAACTTTATTAAGCCTGCAAACCGTTCAGGAACGAGGAGATAATGTTGTGGCAGATAAAGAACGTAATCCCGTTCCCATACCATTAACCGGCAGATGGCGGACGAGTGTAGACGGCACGCAGCTATCTGAAGGCGATTTTCAGGTACTCACCAATATGCGTTATACCAATGCAGGCATAAGGTCTGTATCCGGTATGACGAAGATCAATACCACAGTTACTGCACTTAACTCATACCTATTATTCCGTGCAGGTCATCATTTCACAAAAGATGAGCCTACTGAATCCCATGTACTGATTCAGGCATGGGATAGCGGGGAGACGGCATCTAAAATATACCGTAACGATACAGCTATTCCATCTCAGGGCAACTTCAATTCTACGGCATTATATACAGAAAGCACAGGCGCAGGTATAGGTACATTTTCCAATGCTCCCGATGGATGCGTAGCCTATTGTAACGGCAAGGAGTCTTTAATCTGGGGTGGCGATGAATACCGTTGCGGGGCGTTCTTTAACTTTAATCCCGATAACTCGTTTGTATATAATTATTCCGAGGCGGTAAGTAATACGCTGCAATCTACAGGTAATACGGCATTACTTAAAAGAGTGTCGGCGACACTTGATAGCAATACCATGCTGCTGCTTCATTTCGATGGCAATTTCACGGATTCATCTCCCACTACTCCACATACGATAACCGGTAATGGCAGTATTGCCACAGATACAGGAACTAAGAAGTTTGGGACAGCTTCATGTAAATTCGCAACCGGGGGAGGACAATATTTAACTATACCAGATGATGTAGACTTTGTTTTGTCCGATGGTACATGGGCAATAGATATGTGGGTTTATTTTAGTGATGTTGGTACAACGCAAACCTTGTATTATCAACAAACAGACATCAATAATTGTATGGCCGTATACCTTACAGGAGGGGCTTTAGGTAATATAAGAATGGAGATAGTGGCCGCCACTGTTGTCGTTGTTGAGGTATATACGGCATATGAAATAACAATAAATCAATGGTATCATATTGAAGTTGTAGAAAATGGCGATAATTTTTATATATTTATAGATGGAATTCAGAGAGCATATACAAGTGATACAAGTAGAGCGGTTGATTATACCGGCTTAATCTATATAGGCAGAAACCCTAATCAGACAATTTATGACTTAGGTGTCACATCTAATGCCTGGCTTGATGAATTCCGTGTATCCAACAACGCACGACACACGGCAAACTTTCTGCCTCCACAGGGTGCATATGGTAATAATACCATTACGTATGTCTATATCGGCTCTACGAGGCCATTAGCAGGCATAAAGTTCTATATTAAAACCGCCAATGCCACAGCATCACCAGACGCCACAGTATCTTACTGGGATGGCACATCATGGACTACGGCAGGTAGTATTACAGATGGTACGGTATCATCTGGTAAGGCACTTGCAGTAACAGGTAGTCTGGCATTTACTTCAACGGTATCCACCGCAAAGCCTAAAATACTTTATAATATCGCCGCCTACTGGTATCTCGTAGCATGGACAAGTATAGACCAGAATGCGGAGATTTATTATACTACCCTTGACACCCCCATGCAGCCGATTGTAGATATATGGGATGGAATAAAAAGGCAGGCTTACGCCTTCTTTAAATATGTCGGTACTACTTATACAGACCATATCTTTAACATTATCGGGGATACATATATTGATGCTGATACGACTACGTATGTCGAGTTAGACTCTCTTGCGACATCGAGTTATGTATTAGCAGGATTCGCAGAGCCGATGATGGGGGTTCAATTACATCTTGTCCCTGGTCATGTGAACACTACCGCTAATACACTTGTTACGGTTTCGTATTGGAGCGGTTCGGCATGGGTATCAGTCGGCACAGTGGATGATGGCACAAAAGGTACATCTCAGAGCTTAAACAAAAGTGGCAATATTACATGGCAGGCTATTGCGAAGGGTACAGAGCAGACTACGACTATATCCACAAACGATACACCGCTGTACTACTATAAATTAGCTTTTAGTCAGGCATTATCGGCAGATGTGCAACTTTATTATGTCGGCGGCATACCGGCACAAAAACAAATATCTAATTATAAATTCCCGGTATCGTTTCACAACAGACTTTGGCTTTGTTCAGACCAGTCAGGGCAGAGAAATAAAATTACTCCATCAGGAACAAGTACCGTCAGTGTATTTAACGGTTCGGATACAGCAGATTTTTTCTTGGGTGACAACACGGATATTATTGCCGGTGGATCGCTTTATACAAGGTTCGGTTCATCGTTATACGAAAACCTGATATTGTGTAAGGAACAGGAAACATGGCTAATTGACGGCACATCCTTAAACACTTATGCACTGTATAAGATTTCAGACCAGTACGGTTGCGTGGCAAAGGATACGTTTAAGATCTGCAACATTGGCTTTGAGATTGCTCAGGGGATAAACAAACACGTGGCTATCTGGCAGGCCGCAGGAGCTATTGTTATATTCGATGGTTCAAGTGTTATGCCGATACATGTCGATATTGAAAACGTATTTGACCCTACGAGTTCAACCACAATAAACACGGCAAAGATACATAAATCAACAGCTTTCTATGATGAGGCAAAACGTGAGTATCATTGGTTATGGGCAAGTGGCAGCAATACAACGCTTAATAAGGAATATGTCTTTGACCTTATGCGTCGTAAATGGTTCGAGATTGACAGAAGTACGGGTGAATATCTTCAATTAGGTATCCCTGTCACAGATAGTAACGGTTACAAATACGTGTACGGCGCAATAGATACCGGATACTTGGAACGCTTAGAATATGGCACTACATTTGACGGCAATAATATCGTGTCGCAATTCCAGACACCTGACATACCTTTAGGCGGATGGAATAATGAGACCATGCTAAGAATTGTACGAATGATTGCTAAATCTAAGGCTACGACTGTAAATAGTATAGCAATGACACATTACGGCGATATGGCAAACACAGGTACGTCCATTGGGAGCTTTTCCGTTACTGATACAACTCATCGGGTGGTAAACAATATGAAGTCTATCAATACCGGCCCGCATACGTTCCATAGCTTCGCTTGCAGTATGACGACAAGTAATGAGAATGTAGGGTTTGAACCTATTGGGTTAGAGGTGTTTTGGAAACACGTCAGAGAGAAGATATTATAAGGAGGCATTATGGCAAACATAGCTGTGGATCCCTATTACTATTCAAGCAGAATGAGGGAATTGTCAGGTCAGAAGGAGCTTACTACAGGTAGAGGGTTAACTCAGCCTGAACTGGAAGCGATACTCAATGCTGAACTATCTGCAAGGTATACGGCAGAGCAGGGCAGGCGGCAGCAGAAGATGCAGGAGCGAGCATTAGACATACAGGAGCAGTCTGCTGAGGATCAGGCGGAAGCGGCTAAATTAAGCGGATATGCGCAGTTGGGCGTAGCAGGTGCATATGTGGGAAGTAAGGTTCCAGCGATAGCTGACTATGGCAAGAAAGCAGTTAATTGGGTAACGGGTGCAACACCGGCAGTTACCGCAACGGAAATGGCGGCAACTAAGGGAGCATTGGCAAGCACGGCGGCAATAGACCCTGCTACAGGTCTTATGACCACTGGTTATGGCGGCATGACTGGCCCCGCCCCAATTACGGCAGGG